GCTGTAAACGCGCAAAAGTCGTGAAAAGGGTCGTGCCGAAGTCGTGAAATGGGTAGGGAAGCGGCGGGAAAGTAGATCGGGGGATGGGTTGCCACGCGATGGGTTGAGGCGGGGGCGTTGGGTATTTGTGCAGCTAATTGTAACACGGCCAGCGGACCGATTCGGGCAGGGGGCATTGATTGGCAGGCTGGGGGGGGCAGCCCCACTCACAAAAAAACAGCTCGCTAATCTGGCCCGCGATGTGGCGGCGGCGGGGCGGCGTCACTGCGGCCGCCGCTTTGCCGCCGGGTCAGCGGTTGTCGAGTTTTTCGTAGTCTGCGTAGGCGGAGGGGCCGGTGGTGCTGGTGGTGCTGTCACGGCCGCGGGCCCAGATGCGCTTGGTGCTGGTGAGGGTGATCTGGACCTGGGTGGTGCCCGGGGAGGAGGTATTGGGCCAGGACGTGGGCTCGTTCGATCCCAAGGGGGTGACGGCCCATTGGACCTGGTCAGCCGGAGCGGATACCGTGAGGGTGACCAATCGCTGGCTGGTGAAGTCGGCCCCCGAGGGGGGATTGAAGGTGGGCGGGGCAATGCCTCCGGGCGCGGTGCGCGCGATGGTGCGCTGGGAGACGGTGGTGTAGCCGGCCCGGTCCCGGGCGGTGACAATGAGGCTGTGGCTGCCCAGGGCGAAGGTCAGGGCGGCCGAGAAGGTGTAGGAGGAGGCGGGCGCGAGGTCCACTCTGTGGCGCTCGGTGTAACCGGACCCGTTGCTGAGCTGGCTGACGATGCGCACCTGCACCAGATCGCCGTTCGAGTCGGTGATCGTGAGGTTCGGGGTATAGAGGCCGGTGGTCGGGTCCGCGGTGCCCTGGCCGTTGTCCGGGGGGCCGTCGCTGGGGCTGGTCCAGACGATCACCGGGGCTACGTTGTAGGCCGTCGGGTAAAGGAAGCTGATTTGCGGGCGCGGGCCGGTGTCTTCCGCCAGGGCATTGTAGGCCACCAGCCGCAAGTAGCCGGCGCCCCCGGTCATCATCAGCTCGGTCAGCAGGGGGTGTGTCCAGGCTTTGAGGTTGTCGGCGGGCAGGATATAGGCGGCGGGCGGTTGGGCGGCCGTCCAGGATCGCGGCGTGGTGCCCCAGCGCCCACGCAAGCAGGTGTAGTCGTGGGTGTCCGCGTCCACGGCGGTACGGGTGACGACGCTGAGGATTTCCAGCTCCGGCAGGCCGCTGGTGATCTTGACCCTGCCTTGGGCATCGCGGTTGGCCAGGATCAGCAGCAACCGATCCTGTTCCGCGTCGCGCGCGTTATCGGGCAGGCGCCCGGCCAGGTAGGCATCGGGGCTGTCCGGTCCGTCGGTGAGGGTGAGACGGAGGGTGGTGGCGTCTTCGGCGGCATCCGTATCCAGGGTGAGCCGGCAGGCGAAGCCGATGCTCGCGCCCAGGTCCGCCCAGTCTTCCTCGTCGAGGTTTCCGTCGTGGTCCGTATCGAGGGCGAAGAAGGCGCGGAAGCCGATCACGGATTCGTCCGGTCGCGGGGCGAGGATGGCGATGCTGGGGCGGACGGTGAATTTGGGGGACAACGGGATGGCGAGGGCGCGGGCGGCGTCGAGGCCGGGGCAAGAGGGCGCCTGGGGCGGCGGGGAAAGGAATTGCGGGGCGTAGGGGACTGCGGCGACGGTGGTGTCCGGGATCAAGTTCAATTTGACCGGCCCCTGGTCTTCCTCGCGGCGCTCCTGGATGAGGCAGAGTTGCGCGAGACCGGTCCCGCCCGGCTCCGGGTCAATATCCACCCAGCATTTACTCCCGGGGGTCAGGTGGAGCGCGTGGGGGCGGCGGACGGAGATTTGGATGCGGCCGGCCGGGCGGTGGGCGCGGCGGAGCCAATCGGCGGCCAGGGCGGCCGCCTGATCGGCGCGGGTGACATGCGGGGTTTCCTGAGCCTCTTCCCGGGGGACGCCGTCGCGGGCGCGCCAGGCCAGGGGATGGGCGAGGCGGATTTCGCGCGATTTGTACTGCGCCGCGCGGTCCGGGTAGCGGAGGGTCAGGCTGGTGGGGACCTCGGGCCATCCGCCGCATTCGATGCGGGCGCGCTCGGCCAGCAAGGGGGCGTCGAGCGTGGGCAAGTCGGGCGGGGCGTCGCCCGGCTTGAGCAAGCGCAGTCCGATCTTGCCGTCCGCGGTCCAGTACAGGGCGCCGTCAAAGAGCGCGAGCAGCTCGCGACAGGCACGCCGGGCCTCGCCCTGTACATGGAGCAACGGCGAGCAATAATAGCGCGCCGGGTTGGCAGCGCACCAGGCCGCGGCGGCCTGCCAATCGGCCGCGGCAAAGGCGCTTTCCGGAAGGCCCAAGCCGTGCCAATGGGTCATCAGCTCGGCCAGGGCGGCGACCGGGTTACACTGGCCGTCCTCGAGGGTGTTGTGGGCGGCCGGCACGAGGGAGACCGGCGCCACGGGCTTGCGGCTGACGATGATCTCGACGTTGGGCGCGGTGGTGCGTTCGCGGCCGAAGAGCAGACCGCTGGCGATCCACAGGGCGACGCCGCGGTAGTTGGGGTGATGGGCGATGACGCCGCTGGTGAATTGGGCGGGCGGCGTCTGGTCGTCGGTGCCCCAGTAGATGAGCATTTGGCCGCGCCGATGGAGGTATTTGGCTTCGACCAACCCGGTCAGCACGGTGTAGGGCTGGGCGCCGCGGGTGACCGGCGGATCGCAGTCCACGATGGACTTGCCGTCCACAATCACCGCGTGCAACTGGTCCACGGGCCCGGCGCAGATGGCGGCCACGAGGGTGCCGTAGTAATTGTAGGATTTGGCGCCGGACTCGGATTTGCCCATAGGGGTCACTTCTTCTGCGGGCGGTCGTCGGGGGCTTGCTCGGTGCGCTGGTCGAGGGCGTTATCGAGCCAGCGCACGGCGATCTTGCGGGTGCCGGCCAACCAGGGCAGGGGCACATTCTCCTGGTGCGTGGCCAGCTCCTCGGCTTCGAGCGTGGTCTCGTCCAGCGTTTCGGGTTTGATGCTGGATTTGCTCATGCCAGGGCGGCGGCCAGGTGGACGCCCTCCGGGACGGCCGCGCGCGGTCGGAAGGCGTGGGAGATGGCGGCGCGCCATCGCCGGGGCAAGACGGGCAGGAGGACGACGCCGTGATGGGGAGACACATGCACCACCCGGCCCTCCGGGAGCACGAGGGCCAGGTGGTGCGGCACGTGACCGTGGCGGACCAGCAAGAGGTCGCCGGCACGTAAATCGTCGGGGCGGGCCAGGGGGAGGAACCATCGCAGGCCCGGGCCCAGCAGCCAATCGAGCATCGGGCTGGATTGGCCGGCGCGGGCGTGCGCCGGGGAGCCGGGCGGCAAGGGCGGCAGGTCCGGCAGCCATCCCGCTTCGCGGTAGATCGAGCCAAGGAGCTGGTGACAACACACGCCGGCGCCGCGACGGCAGGAATTGGGGGCAAAGGGCGTGCCGGCCCAGGCCTCGGCGGCGCGGGCGAGCGCCTCCGGGTCGCACCGGGGAGCGGCGGGAGCGGCGGGAGCGGTCGGGTTCATTTTTTGCCCTGGGGGAGATTGGTGCGTTTGGGCGGCGTGAAGGCGGGGTTCTTGGCGGGCACCCAGGGGAAGCCGCCGAAGCGCGCCCAGTTGTCGAATTTGCCCTCGGGATTATTGGTGGCGTGCCAGGCCTGGCAGGTTTCCCGGCGGCCGTCGCACCCGGGCACCACTTGGAGCGGCTCGGCGCTGCTCCATGCCGAGGCCGGAGCGCGGTCGAGCGTGAGCGTGATTTGCCCCGAGGCGAGCGCGGTGCTGTCGAGGATGGGCAAGCGCTCGCCGGAGGGGCGTTCGAGGTAGCCCAGGGCGAAGTAATGGGCGGCCCCGAACCCGGCCGGCAGGCCGCCGGCGCGCGACCAGTTGCCGGCCGTGACCGTGGCGCCGGACGCGCTGACCCAGGTGGCGCTGAAGGTCCAGTCCAGCCGGTTCAAGCCGCAGCGGGCGTCGAAAACGGTGTGATTGCACTGCGGTTGGATGAGCAAGCGCGGAACGGGGCGGTCCAGCAGGGCCCATTGCCCGCGGCAGGTCACCTGGGCAAACGGCCCCTCGAACTCGACCCGCACCACCTCGCCGCGCCAGCGCGGCTGCGCATTCGCGCCCTGGCCGCCGCCGGTGACGGTGCATTCGGCGATCTCGAGGTACAACCGGTGGGTCAAGCGCCCGGGCAAAAAGGCCTCGAAACATTCGAGCCGCCGCGCGCGCAGGGTGATCTCGTCGCTCTGCATCTCGAGCGAGGCGCGAAACTCCGTGTGCGCGATGGGGTGCGCGCGGTAATCCATGCCGGCCACGGTCAAATCGCGCTCGTAGCTGGTGAAGCGCTCGGCCTGCTGCTGCCCGAAGGCGTCGCGCGTGAAGGTGTAGAGCCAGGCCGTGACCGGCGCGCGGCCGAGGGTGACCTGGCGCGTCTCGACGCTGGCGGGCTGGTATTCCTCGGGGACTTCGGTCCAGGCCAGCGCCGCCCGGGCCAGGCCCGGGGCCTCGCACCGGAGGCGCAGTTCGGTATCCCGATGCCGCGCCAGGAGGGCCAGCGCCACGACCGTCCAGGCGGCGGGCCAGGCTTGGGCGAGGGGGTCGTTGAGTGTGGCCGTGGGCCCGGAGAGCGAGAGCACCCGGACGATCTCCGTGCGCTCCGGGCGCATCAGCGCCAGCCAGCGGAACTCGCCCAGGGCCTCGGGATCGGCCAGGGTCAGTTGCGTGGCCCCGCTGGCCGCATCCGCCGCCAGGTGCGTGACCTGGGGCGGCCAGGGCACGTAGTGCGGCTCGGCCGGGCCGGCGGCGGCTTGCCACCAGGCGATCAGGCGGGCCAGCTCGACGGGCGAGGAGAGCACCACCTCGGCGGCCAGGCCGCGCCGGGGCCATTGCGGATAGTACTCGAGGGCGCGGCGGCGGCCGGGGCCGTAGGTGCGGCGGGTGATTTCCACCTCGGGCAATTCCGGCTCGAGGCGGCGGCCGAATTCCAGCGCCAGCGGGAAGAGGCGCGGGGTGGTCGTGTCGTTGAGCGCCGGGCCGGTGTCCCAGGGGAGCGCGGGCGGCCGCAGCGCGTATTCGGCCGGGCTGTCCTCGGTGAGGCGGAGGCGGAGGCGCGTGGCGTCCGCCCCGATCAGGCTGGCCCGTTCGATCTCGAGGGTCCCCATGAGCCCGGGGGCCACCCAATCGTGGGCGGACGCCTCAAATTGCTCGGCGGGCAGCGCCGTCAGGCCCGAGCCGTCATCCTTCCAGCCGCACAGAATGCCGCCCGAACAATGCACGGCCGGATTGAATGCGGCCCCGGGCACGGCCAGGGGCCAGGCGGGCAGGATGACCGCCTGGTCGGCCAGGTGTTGGAGCTGGTCGCGCAAGGTATTCCAGGCGCGTCCGCCCAGCACCGCGTCATAGAGCAGCTCGGCGCGCAGGGTCTCCGCGCGCGGCGCGCGGGTCTCGCGCGCGGTCAGGCCGGCGGTGACGGGCACGGGCAGTTCCAGGCGCAGCTCGAGGGCGCGCTGCCAATCCGGCGGCACAGCGAGGAGCACGTACCCGGCCAGGGGATTGGGCGGGTCCAGCTCGACCACCGGCGCGCCGTGCAGCCAGAAGGTGAAACTCACCCGCCGGCCCCAGACGGGCGCGCCGCTCAACTGCTGGCTGAAATCAGGCATGGCTCAAGGCGCCGCCGGCGCGTGTCGTCGGCGTTTGCGGAAAACGATGGACCCGCGCGGCCCCGGCGGTCGGCCGCCCGCGCGGCCCGGAACCGGGCGAGCGGCCCCGCGATCCAATCGGGCCGCCGCGGCGAGTGCGTCGAGGGGTCCAGATTGTCGCTCACATAGGCGCGGTCGAGCCGTTCAAGGGCGGCCGCCAGTTCGGCGGCCAGGGCGCGCCAATCGGGGCGTGGGACGGGCCGGCTCATGTCAGCACCAGATTGTCAAACCAGCACGGCTTTTCCGGGTCGGGGTTCTCCAATTCCACGCGCACCCCACCGTCCGCCGTGGCGGTGAAATTGAGCGTCACCGTTTGCCAGTTCGTCGCCGCGCCCGCCGTGGCCGACACGTCGGCGGCCAGCCCGATGTCCGGGTTGGCCTTCACGCGCAACACCGGCCTCGCTGCCGTGGCGTCGGGTTGGCGCAGGTCCACCTTCACCGTCCGCGCGCCCGACTTGACGGCGAGGCGCACCGGCCAGCGTCCGGCTTTCAGTTTCAAGCTGGGAGCCGGATTGCCCACCGTCGCGTCCAAGCTGCCTAAAGCAAACGGCTCGCTGTTGATTTGAAACGCAATCCAAGGTTTCTTGGGGACAAAACCCAGAACCGGACAGCGGTCGTTGGCGGCATCAGGCATTTCAAGTGTCTCCGATTACCAAACCCAAAGCAAACGTACTGCTTTCGGATGTGTGGTAGACGTGGTCACAGGCTTTCACTTCTTTCAAAATCTTAATAGTAAACCCGCTGTATTGGCCGACACCAGAGATGGTCAAATCGTCAGTTAAGGTCGAGTAGCGGTGACAAGGCCATACCAATCCGCGCAAGTTGCCGCGCAGCACACAAGGCGTGTTATTGTCGCCAGCTTCGGTAATTGGCATTCGCGCGAATTGATAGACGCCATTGCTGGGGGGAGCCCCTGGAACGCGTGTGTTTTCTTGATTGTTTCTCTGGGTGTCTCGGGTCGTTCCCATCATCGTCGTCCCAATGGCATAGACCGTAGAACCCAGCGACTCGCCGTAAGGCCCGAGCAGTTGCCCATAGACAGGACTGCCCCACGGGTTGGCGGTCGGATTTGTCGGCCAGAATGCACCTACCGTGGACGGATAGCCCGCCAGACCTTGATTGCCTCCACACCAAGCGTGATTTAAGTCACCCGGCGCTTCATCTCGCAAGTAACCGAAATAGAAAAGCCGCCAAGTATTATCAGTATGACGTGGAATCCAAATAACCGTCTTGTCATCCGCGAGCACTTTCCAACCTGTGGCTGTGGTCTGGTCGTAGCAGCTATAGTCACCGTTGAAGAACCTGAAAGTGCCGGTGTCTATGTCCGACATGCCCACGTAACCGTTCCAGCGTGTTGCGTTGCCGTTGTACACTTCAAGTCGTAAGTGAAGTGGCCGTGGGGCTGTCGCGGGCATCTTGAACACCGCTTTGTTTGCACCGGTGAAAGCCTCCGACCATCCGGCCGCAGCTTTTGAACCGTAGCCGTTGACCAGACACGCGCGAAGCACGCTTATCACGCGCGCGTTGGCCGCAGGTGCTCCGGCGTCAGTGTGCTCGTAGAGTTGCAGCGCCATACGTCACTCCAAGTTGAAAGTGAACCCGGCGGCGGGCGGGCAGGTGGAGGCCGAAGGCACCCGCCGCCGGGGTGGGGCGTCAGCGGACGGGACGCTTGCCAACCAGGCAGGCCGGTCGGCGGTCCTGACGACCGCCGGGCTGGAAAATGTCGCGGGGGGCTTCATGCGGCGTTTCTTGGGGGTCAGAGGTTCACCAGGGCGCTGCGCCAGCGGGGATCGCGCAGGAGTTCCTCGGCTTCGCGCCGCTGGTCCACGATCACCACGCGCAGGGGCGCCGATTCCTGGGATTCCTCGCGCGCGGGGGCGCGCAGGGGCCAGGGCGGCAGGCCCTGGCGGATGGCCTCGAGCGCCGGCAGGCCGGCGCGGCGCACGGCGGTAGCCGGGATCACGAATTCGCCCGGGCTGAGCCGGGCCAGCACGCGGTCCTCGGCGGGGCCGCCCGGGCCGGTCACCAAGCCGCCGCGGGCGAAGCCACCGGCGAAGGAGGCGGCGGCGGCGATGGCGGGGGCGGCGGCCAGGGCGGCGCCCAGGGCGGCGGTGCCGACGGCGGGAGCCGTGCCGTAGGTCGCGGTGCTGGCGAGGATGGCCGGGCCGGCCCAGGCGCTGGCGGCGGAGGCGGCGGCGGCCTCAGTGATGGCTGTGCCCAACAGGGCCGTGAGCAGGGCGCGCACGGCCAGGGTGACGAAGAAATTCACGATGGAGGCGACGAGTTGGGCGAGGATGGTGCGGCCGATGTTGGCGAGGGCCTGCCCCCAGGTCACGGTGCCAAGGATGAGTTTGGTGATCTGGTCGCCGATGACGCGGAAGGCGTTGCCGATGGTCTGGGCGATGGTGCTGGCGGCATCGCGGGCGGCGGCGACGAGGTTTTGGATGCGCCCCTGCGCGTCCACCACCACGCCGAATTCCTGTTGCAGTTGGAGGCCGAGCTGGCCGGGGAAGGATTGCAGCGTCGCCTCCGCCTCGGCGCGGCGTCGGGCGGTTTCCTCGCGGCGCTCTTCTATTTCTAGGATTTGGCTCACGCCGCGGTAGTATTCGGCCAGGGCCCGCTGACGGGTGGCCTCGCGCTCGGCCTCGGCCTGGTCCATGCGTTCGGCGATCTCGCTGAACCCGCGCACTTGTTCGATCAGGGCGCGGCGCCATTCGGCCAGGGCCAGGACGCGCTCGCCGGCGCGCCGGAAGGCCTCCTCGAGGGCGCCCACGCCGCGGGTCATCTGGCCGGTGAGCCATTCGCCCAGTTGGCGGCGCTCGATTTCGTCCTGGGTGGTGTGGATCTGCCGCAGCTCGCGGCTGATCGCGGTCAAGGCCTCGTGTTCGGCGGCCAGGTCGCGCACCCGGGTGGTCTGGGGGGGCAGGAGCGTGGCGCCGCCGGTGCCGGCGCTGACCGAGCGTTGCACCGTCTCCTGGCGGCCGGCAAAGGCCGTGTCCAGGCGGGCGCGCATCTCGGCAGCGCGCGCGGTGGAGAGGCGTTGGGCGGCCTCGGCGGCGGCAATCTCGCGCTCGAGGACCCGGCGCGACTCGGTCAACGTGTCGCCGGCGGCGGCGCGGGCGCCGCGGGCGGCCATTTCGGCCTGCCAGGCGCCCCAGGCATTGCGGAGGGTGTCCACGGCCGCGACCAGGGCGGCCAGGCGGGCGGCCAGGCCGGCGGCGGCGAGTTGGGCCTCAGTGAAGGCGGCGGCGAGGGAGGCGGCGCCGAATTGGCGCCAGAGGCTGAGGAAAGCGGCAAGTTGTGGATAGACGCGGCCCAGGGCCGTGCCCAGGGCGAGGATGCCCGCCGTGAGGGCAGCCGAACCGAGCAGGTGCCACGTGGCGCGCAGGCCTTCGGCGAAGCCCGGCGCGGCGAGGGTGCGGGCCAGGGCCTCGAGGGCGCCGTTGAGCGAGCGCAGCGCGGGCGCGGCGGTTTGGAGGAGGGCCTGGCCCAGGCCTTTGAGGGCCTGGTCCTGCAGGATGGCCAGTTCCCCGAGCGGCCCGCGGGCGGCCTGGAGGGCGCGGGCCTGCCCGCCGAAGGCGCGGGTCAATTGATCGGTGAGCGTGTCGAAATTGCGGGCGGTGATGTTGTACCGGGCCAGGCCGGTCGCCTGGCCATCGAGGGCCTGGCCGAGCAGGCGCGCGGCGGTGGTGGCATCGGTGCCCATCGCGGCGGCCAGGTCGAGCACCAGCGGGGTGAGGCGCTGGGTTTGCTCGATGGTGGCGCCCAGGGATAAGAGGATGCGCTGGACGGCGTGGACGGTGGCATCGTCCTGGCCGGTGAGGCGTTCGAGGGCCTGGGCCTGCCGGACGAGCGCGGCGGCGGCCTGCTCCGAGGCCTGGCCGGTGGAGAGCAGGGCCTGGCGGAGTTGCGCCTGGGCCACGGCGCTTTGCTGGGCGCCGGCCACGGCGGCGCGGGTGAGGGCGGTGAGGGCCAGACCGCCGAAGGCGGCGGTGAGGGTCCCGCGCAGGCTGGCCAACATGCCCTGCAAGCCGCCGAGGGAGCCGCGAAACTGCTCGAGGGCGGCCTGCATCTGCCGCAGGCCGGCCGTCTGGGCCTCGGTGATGATGCGGACTTTCAGTTCGGGCATGGGGCGCTACTCGGAGGGCTCGCAGGCGCGCAGGAAGCGGTCAAAGGCCGCGCGGTCCGCATGGAAGGCGGCGCGGAGGGCGCAGGCCAGGGCGCGGAGGCGTTCGGCTTCGAGCCGGGCGCGCGCGGCGGCCAGGGCTTCGAGGTCTTCGAGGCTGTGCTCCCGGGCTTCATGGAGGCTCAGGCCGAGGAACGCGGCGAGGCGGGCGACGTGGGCGTCGAGAGTGAGCCGTTGAGCTGCAGGGCCAGGGCCGCGAGTTGCTTGAGGCTCTGCCGCCTGCCGTACCAGGCGAAAAAAGCGGTGTTCACCTGATAGACCGCGGCGGCGGCCTGCTCGTAGGCGGCGGGGGTCAGGGTGAGCGCCCAGCCGGCCTGGCGGTCGCAGGCCAGCTCGACCAGCCGGAATTCATCGCCGCGTTCGAGGGCCGCCCCGGCCTCCGCGTACTGCGCGAGCTTGAGCGCGCGCACGGTCACGTTGTCCGCGGGGGCGCCGTCGTGACGTTCGAGGCTGAGGGCGATCATGGCGGCGTGATGGGCACGGGGTCGAAGGTGAATGGCAGGCCGTCGGTGCCGATGACCGGGTTGGCCTTGCCACTGTAGCGGGCGGTGCGGCCGGCGAAGGGGCCGGTCCCGGAGATCGGCACGCGCAGGTGGCGCGGGAACTCGGCGGTCTGGTCCGCTTGCGGATGGCGCGAGCCGCTGGCGGCGCCGACCACGTAGATGCCACTGTGCACGTGCGGGTGGGGCGTCAAGGCGAGCACGACGTCATTTTCTTGCATGGTGTAGCCGTAGGCCGTTTGACCGGCGGCCAATCCGGCGGTGACGGTCGCCTGCACGTCTTCGTTGAAGGCCTTGACCACGGTGACGGCCTGGCCGCCCCAGGTGGGGAGGGTGGGCTCGGGGACGGTGATGGCGTCGGGCATAGGGAGTGGGGCTTAGCTGATGCCGCCCAGGTTGAGCGTGCTGAAGAGGAGCCGGGCCTCGAACTGGACCTCGGCCAGGCTCTGGGCGTCGGCCTTGAGGGCGCCGTTGGGTTTGAGGACCACCCAGTTGTCGGTGATGAGGCGCTGGGAGTTGGTTTGGTCGTACCATTGAGCCTTGAGCCAGCCTTTGATCTGGGGCACGGCCAGGGGCGTGAAGCTGTTCGAGCCGGGGGTGAGCTTGACGGTGCGGAAGAGGAATTCGAGGCCGCTGGGGCCGAGCTGGCGGCAGGTGAAGCTGTATTTGATCGCGCCCTTGGTGTGGAGCACATCGTCCAGCACCAGGCGGCCGGGGGCGGGCCGCCAGACCTCGACCTCCTCGGCGTCGCCCTCGACCGAGAGTTCGCCGATGATGCCGAGATAGGCCCACACGGTGTCCGCGGCGCCGGGCAGGCTGTCGCGGGCCACGGTGCCGGGGGCGGGCAGGGTGTAGGATTCGCCTTCGCGGGCGAACCAGAGTTGAGCGCCAAGGATGAGCGAGGTGTTGTTCATGCGCAGAGTGTGGTCAGGCGATGGGTCCGGGCGAAGCGAGGGGTTCGGTGAGCGTGCCGCCGATGGCCTCGAGGTCCGCGCTCACGACGGCGCGGCCAGGCTGATTCTGGCGCAGGTCCACCACGGAAAGCGGCAGCATGGCGCTGGGGCGCACCAGGACGCCGCCTGGGTTGGGCAGGAGCAGCCCGCAGCAGGCCTCGACCGCCAACTCCGCCAGGCGCCAGGCGCCCGGGGTGCTGGCCGTGCCCCAGAGCGCATGCGTCTCGCGGGAAAGCACCTGGTCCGAGCACAAGAGGGTGATGCGCGCCACGCGGCGGTGGTGCAGCCAGGGTTGTTCGTAGCCGGGGCCGGGCGAGGGCCACTCGACGCCCGCGCACAGGGTAATGCAGACCCGGCGCTGGACGGCGATGAGGGCCCGAAAAGCGGCCAGGAGATCGTCCGCCGCAAAGCGCCGCACCTCCGCAAAGGCCGGCTGCCCGTTCCAGAGCAGCGCGGTCAGGCGCGTTTCGAGGGCCTGCATGATCTCGGCCAGCGGGCGTGCGTTGAGAGTGGCCATTCACTGCGGTGGTCAGGCGAAGATGTTAGCGCGCGCGCCCCAGGCGCCGCGCGCGGGCGCGGCCAGGGCCGGGGCTTCGGCGCGCGGCAGGTTTTTGCGCTCGGCGGCCGAGATGGCGGTCAACTCGCGCCAGGTGGCCTCGTAATCGCGGCGTACGTCCTCCGGGACCGCGCCGGTGATGGCCCAGGCGCGATAGAGGGCCACGCTGCGAATCCAGCCGAACCGGACCGGCTCGGCCACGACGTAGCCCAGGGTGAGGCGCTCGACCTCGGCCTCGGCCTCGGTGATGGCCAGGGCGAGGGGGTCGGGCACGCCGGTGTTGGCCAGGGCGGCCTCGAGCTGCGCCCGGCGTTCGTCGGTCAGGAGCAAATGGTCCTTGGTGAAGGGCATCAGTCGTGCACCGCGTCAGGCGCGGGTTCGCGGGCCGCTTCGGGAGCGCCGGGGGCCGCGGCCGGCCGAGGTTGCCAGTGCGGGGCTTGGAAGGCTTGTTCCCAGGCCGCGCGCACGGCCGCCTCTTGCTCGGGGGTCCAGACTTCCGTGCGTCGGGCTTCGGACAGCAGGCGTCCGGCCAGGCGCAAGACCTCGATGATGGCCAGGAGCAGGGTGGGGTTCATCGGGCCGGGACGGGGGGTGTGGTGATCTGGCGCAAATGTTCGCGGGCGACGTCCTCGAGGGCCTCGAGGCGTTTCAAGGTGCGCTCGAGGGCGTCCCGGGTGTCCGAGGCGCCGGCGGTCTGCCAGGCGCGGAGCAATTGCGCCGCCAGGCGGTGCGTGGGCGTGAATTCGCGCCGCAGCAGCTCGGCGGCGGCGCGCACCTCCGGCTCCTCCGGGCGCGCGGCGTATTCCCAGGCCAAAAACGCATCCACCACGGCGAAGCTGGCGGCCAGCATCTGCTGGGCGCGCAGCGTCAGGGCATCCTGGCCGGGGGCGGGAGCGCGGCACGCGGCCAGCAGGCACAGCGCCAGGAGCCCCGCCAGGAGGCCGGGGGCGCGGGGGTTCGATGGAGCGTCGCGGCGCATCAGTGGAAGAGGAGGGCGTAGGCCACGGATTGCGCGGTGTGATCGCCGCCCGCCGCGGGGACGCTCTGCTGGAAGCGCACGTACTTGTCCACGCTCGGCGGCAGGTAGAAACGGAACTCGGCCGCGGCGCTGCCGGTGCCGGCGACGCCGGGGATGCGGGCCTGAATCTGCGGGCTGACGTCGGCCCAGGTCGAGCCATCCGGGCTGTGCTGGGCGGTGAGGGTGATGGTCTTGGAGGGGTCCGTGTGGTTGGGCAGGGCGGGCACGGTAATGGCCACGACATATTGGCGCGGGTCGTTGCCGTCGGCGGCGGCGCCCAGGTCCCAAGGGTTGGTTTGGTTCGAGGCGCCGGCGGCGGGCAGGGCCTTGGCGGTCTCGAATTGCGCGTCGCGAATCCAGGGGGTGGTGCTCATGTCAGGGGAGGGTTAGGCGGTCTCGTCGTTCGAGATGGCGTTGGTCACGTAGATGGGGATGCCCTCGAAGTCGCGGGGCAGCGGGGCGGGGGCGCCCGCGGCGTTGGTCGCGGTGCGGCTGGCGCGCAGTTGCTCGCGCGAGCGGGCGTTCATGAAGATCGCGGTCGGCTCCTGGCCCAGGTCGTTCATGAGCCGCAAAGCCTGGAACATGAGCGCGTCGGTGAGGGTTTTGCCGTTGGCGGTGCCGATGTTTTTGATGCGGACGACGGCGTTTTTGTTGGCCACGCGCAAGCCGGGGCGGGCCTTGATGTAGTTGCGCAGGCCGGGGAAGACCTTGCCGTTGGCGTCCACCAGGTCCACGTCCCGCCAGATATCGAGCATGGCGGGGGCGCCGGCGCCGTCCTGGCCGATCAGCCAGCAGACCTTGTTCACGCCCGTGGCCAGGAACCAGACACTGGTCTTGGCGCTGGTGGCGGTGGCGTCCACGACGTGCGTGGGGCCGGTCTCGGTTTGGGCCAGGAGGCCGGGGAAGCTCAGGGGATCGGCCCCGATGCCGTAGTAGATTTGGCGGCAGAGGGCGAAGAGCGTGGCTTCCATGACCGGCTCGGTCATCTGCATGAGCAGGCGGCCTTTGTCCTTGGCGCGGTCGTACACGGCGCGGTCCACATCCACCGGCACGTCGTAGGTGGCGCATTGGTAGATGCGGTTTTCCCATTCGCCTTTGGCGGCGCTGGTGCCCTGGTTGATCTTGCGGGCGCTGACCGTGGGAAGGGTCTTGAGGACGGTCAGTTCCATCTCGGTGCCCGTGATCGTGTCCACTGGCAGCACCGATAGCTCGGGTTTGAGTTTGCCCACTTCGTTGACAATCTCGAAGCCGGCGCCGGCGTTGAGCTTGACCAGGTCGAGCAGGGTGAGGGGTCCGGTGGTGGCCATAGGTCAGGGGGGGGATGAGAGGGTGTCGGCGGAAATCAGGCGTTTGGGGCGGACCAGCGTTTGGCCGTGGGGACGGGTTCATTCCCGGCGGCCGGGGCCGGTTTGCCGCCCGGCGGCACGGTTTGGCCGGCGGGCAGCACGGTCGGGAGCGCGGCCAGGAGGGCGGCGTGCTCGGGGTGTTCCTCGATCAAGGCCTGCCATTTGGCGTGCAGCTCGGCCGCCTGGGGCGGCAGGCGCCCGGCGCGCACGGCTTCCGCCACGCAGGCGCGGGCCTGTTCCTGGCGGGCGGCTTTGAGCCGGCCTTCGAGGTCGGTGTAGCGGGTTTGGAGCGCGGTCAGCTCGCGCTCTTTGGCCTCGAGCTCGGTCAGCCGCGCGCGCAGTTTGGTCAGTTCGGCCTCCGCGGCGGTCAATTTGGCCTGGAGGGCCTGCAGTTCGGGTTCGTTCATGGTCGCTTTGTTCCAGAAGGGTTCGCGGTTGCGGAAGGCGCTGGCGTTCACCAACCCGCCCATGTTCAGCGGCGCGCCGGTGATCCGACCCTTTTCGTCGGCAAAAAAGACGGGGGAGAGGTGCCGGTACTCGCGTTGGACGATGGCCTGGGCGGCGGTGGGGGTCCATTGGACCTCGCAGCGGACGCCGCCCTTCTTGGGGTCCTCGCCGGCCCAGTAGAAACGGAGGGGGTGCCCGCTGGCGGCGCCGTCTTCGTGGTTGTAATCGAACCAGGGGCGGTCGCCCCGGGCTAAAGCCTGTAGCAAGGAGGCTTCGAGGGTTTGCGCGGTGGCTTCATCCACCACGATGGTGACCTGGACCGGCTGGCCGTCGCGCAGGGGGGTGATGGTTTGGCGGCCCGGCGGCATGTATTGGATGTCGCTGGGGGCCGAGCCATCCGCGGCCACCTCGAGGGCGGCGGGACGTCCATCATAGCGGGCGAGGATCGGCTCCGGCATCGGGCGTCATGTTGCCATAAATCCCGCAGTGAAACCGGGCGGGTCAGGCGGTCCAGCGCAGGACCTCGATCCGCGCGCGTTCGAGCAGGCGGGCGGCGAGTTCCTCCCGCGGCGGCAGCGCCGCGGGGTCCGGCTCTTGCGTCACGGCCGTGCGCAGGAGGTAATGCACGCGAATGCGGCCGTCCGGCAGGGCTGCCGCCAGCCAGCCGCTGCCGAAATCGCGCGGCACCAAGAAGAGCTGGACGCCCAGCTCATGCTCGAGGGTGTCCGCCGTGCGCCCGTGCGCCTCGGCGCTCAGTGGAATGGTGAGGGCGCGGGCGCGCTTGGGCGTGATGGCGCCGCCAAAGACTTTTTGGCGGATGGCCGGATGCGCGATGCCGACCACCACGGTCTGCGCGTTTTCGAGGCGCGGGGATTGCACGCTGTGCGCGACCTCGCGCCAGAAGTGCGTGCGCGCGCCGCCGCGCGCATTCGGCGTTTGGTCGCGCGCCAGGAAATGGGTGCGCAGCCGCTGGCGCAGCTCGCGGCCGAGCACGGCCAGCAGGCCCGGGAGCCGGCCCAGGGCGCGGGCGCGCTCGGTCCACAGGCGCCAGGAGGCTTCGGAGAAATGCAGGGTGATCATGCGGCCGGGTCGCCGGGGGCGGGGAGGCGCCGGCGGCGGAACCCCTCGAGGGCGCCATTCACGCAGGCCGCGCCCAGGGCGCGTTCCAGCGCTTCGCTGACGGCTTCCGGGTGGAGCAAGGGGGCCAGCTCGGAGGGGACGTTGCGGCGCGCGCGCTCGAGCAGTTCGAGGAATTCAGCATCGCTGACCTTCGGGTCCTGCGCGGCCTCGACCAGGCGGGCCAGCCAGGGCCGCGCCCCGCCCAGCCAGGCGGCCTCGATGCCGGTCAAATCCTCGAGCACGTGGTCCGCGAGGGCCTGGTTTTGGATTTGCCGGGCGAAGTACGCCGCTCCGAGCGCGGCGGGGGGCGGGGCCGGGGGGGCGCCCGGGCGGCGGGCCTGGGCGGGGTCCGGCAGTGGGGAGGGCGGGAGGACGGCCGTGGACGGGGGCATGATGACGGGCTGGTCGGGTTCGGGTTGAGGGATGCCGAGTTGTTCGTAGTAGAAATCGCGCGGGATGGGCACGCCGGAGCGGAGCACCACCTCGAAGGTCTCGGCGGTGGCGCGGGTGTCGCGCTCGGCCGGGGCGCGGTCCAGGAAGTACGGGCATTCGCGGCGGTCGCCCCAGTTCAGTTCGCACCAAGAGGGCAGGAGCTGCTCGTTGAGCGTGCTGGCCAGCCAGCGAATGGCGGCCTGCACTATTTCATCCTGCACTTCCTTGTGTACCTCGCCAAGGGCGCGGCTGCCGCTGGCGCCCACGTCGGTGGTAAGCGTCTGGCCCAGGATGGCCACGTCGCAAATGCGGTCCGCCAGTTGCAGCAGCGCCAGTTGGGGGTTTTCCGCGGCGCCGCCGGGCGCGGCGTGGAGGGTGAGGCTGGTGCCCTCGGGCATCACGGCCCAGCCGGCCGAGCCCATGCGCTCGAGCATTTGTTCGAGCACGGGGCGCAGGTCGGGCCGGGCGGGGTCGTACGTGGCCCAGCGGATCGGCACGCCGAAGAGCTGGGCGTAATTGACCAGCCACTGGCCGGAGAAGTTCGAGACGCACCACCACCAGGCGAGCTGGCGCAGGCGCGCGGCCGCGGCGGCGTGGGTGGTGCGGGCCTTGCAGACGCCCAAGATGAATTTGCGCGGGGGGAAGGGCAGCCAGTCTTGGGGCGCGGGCCCGAGCGCCTGGCTGCGGGGGAGCACCTCGCTGGCGCGCAGCATGAGGCGGTCGCCATCGGGGCGGTCCTCGCTGGGCCAGCCATAGTAGCGCGGGTGGACCCAGTGCGTGCAGCGCGGGGCGATGAAGGCGCCCTCGGCGGTGTCCCGCAGCTCCCAGTCCAGCTCGATCACGCTCACGCCCTTGCCCCAGGCGTCCATCAGGGCATCGAGCGTGCCCTCCCAGCCCAACTCGTCCAGGTCGGGCGCGGGCCGCATGGACCAGATGGCGTCGCCGAGCATGCGCGCGCGCCGCATGGCCTCCGCGGAGGGCCGGCCGCCGAGCGGCGCCCAGGCTTGGAGCGTCCAGTCGTGGCGTTTGACCGCGGCGCGCACCTTGGCCAGGTTGACCGCCAGGCGCGGCCAGGTGTCTTCCATGACATCGAACAGCCGCCAGACCTGCAGCAGGTCGCCGGAGAGCGCGCCGCGCAGGGTGCTGTAGATTTGCTCGGGGGTGAGGTCGGTCAGGCCGGCGGCCAGCCAGCGGTCGCGCGCGGCGGGCACGACCACGGTCTTGAGGGGGGGTTCGGGCGCAGGGCGGGCGGCGGCGGTCAATGGCCAGGGGTTCCACATGGCTCGTGTCTTTCAGAAAGGTGCTGCGGTTTTGCGCGGTTTGGCCAGGAGCGGCTTTTGCGCGCGGCGAGTGTCCGGATAGCGGCGCCGGGGGTTCCGGGGTTTCCAGGCGGTTTCTGGGCGGAGCGGGGTCATGCGCGGGGGCCGGAGTCAGCGCCAGTACCAGCGAGGGCGGTAACGCGGGGTTTGCAGGGTGATGCCGCCGGCGTCGCGGATGGCGCCTTCGGCGGCCAGGTGCCCGGCCTCGATGGCCAGGGCGAACGACCAGAAATGGTCCGCGTGCCCGGAGGCGTCGGCGGCGGCGGCGATGCTGACCCGGCCGCCCGGGGTGGTGAGGCGCTCGGGTTTGCGGAGGTCTTCGCGCAAGAGTTCGTCCACGGGGTGTTTGATGCGGCGGTCTTCGTAGGCGGCGAGCAGTTCCGTGGCCATCGCCTCGGTCACGCGCACGCGGTCGGCGGCGCGGCCGCTGGCGGCCAGGCGGCGGGTGAGGGGCACGCTGGTGGCGAAATTGACGCCCAGGATGCGGCCCCGCCCGAATTGTTCCTGGGCGTATTCGACCAGCCCCAGGCCCAGGCCGGTCATGTCAATGGCCGCGCGATGGAAGCGCGGGGCTTCGCAGACGGCGCGCAGGCGGCGCTGTTGCTCGGGCAGGCGCATCCCGGCGCAGCGCAGCAGGGCGCGGCAGAGCCATTGCCCGCCCAGGCGCTCGAAGACGCTGAGGACGGTGAGGTCGCGGCTCCGGCCCACGTCCACGCCGGCGTAGAGGTCGCCCCGGGCCGCGTGGAGGCGCGCCAGCGCGGCGGCGGACCAGTCCTGTTCGCAGATTTCGCCCACGTCCGGGTCTTCGGCGGCGCCGATCAGCTCGTAGGTGAGCAGCGCCATGCTTTCATCGCTCAGGACGTTCTCGTAATTCTGGTCGTAGGCGCGCTTGTCCAGGGCCAGCTCGCGGGCCTGGTCCGGGGTGATGGGCTCGCGGGTGACCGGATGGTACACCGGCAGGCCCTGGCGCCAGGCGTCGGAGCGGCGGATGTTCGAGACCGGGTACCGGCCGCTGGTGACCATGCGGTAAAACATGTTCTGGCGGCCGTTGCCCGTGCTCATGATCCGGCACAGATACTCCGGGTGCGCCGCCAGGATCGGCTCCGCCGCTTCCCAGATGCGCTGGCTGTCTTCGTGGAAGGCGAATTCGTCGAGGATGAGGTCGCCGGAGAAGCCGCGCGCGGTGCGGGGGTTGGCGGCCAGGACCTTGATGCGCCCCACGCCGCCGCCCACGTGGACGCGCGTCTCGTACACCATGTGCTCGTAGAGGCCGTCGGGGCTGAGGTCCGCGGCCTCATAGGCCTGGCCGAGCAGCTCGCAGATTTCGCCCACTTTGAGGTTGAACTCGGCGCCGTTGTCCTTCGAGTTCGAGAGCACGGTCACCAGCCAGCGGCCATGTTTGGGCACCTGGGTCAGCAGCCGGTCCACCGCCCAGGCCGCGCCGGTGCTGGATTTGCGGCATTGGCGGCCCCAGAACCAGATGGCGACGCCGTGATGACGGTCCGCGAAGGCCTCGCGCTGGTAGGGCAGGAAGCGGATGAGGGCCTCGCGGCCGTGGCGATCCGGGCGGCCGGCTGGGGGAGGCGCGGCGGCAGGCATGGTTTAGGGGGCATTGGGAAGCGAGCACTGAGCATTCAAGGCCGCCTTCGCCCCTCGCTTCTCAATTCTCGCTTCTCGCTTCTCGCTTCTCGCCTCCCGCCCCTCGTCCCTCGCCTCTCGACCCTCGTCCCTCGACTCTCGACTTTCTCCCTCGCTGCCCGTCCGGGCCGCCAGGCCGTGGCGCAGCGCCGCCAGGCCCAACAGGTTCAGGAGAGCGAGCCCCTCGGCGGAGACGCGCCACCAGCCCTGGTCGCCGCCGAAGAGGTAGAGCAGGCCGAGCGCGGCGATGAGGTAGGTCTTGCGGCCGCGCAGGCGCGCGCCCAGCGCGGCGGCCAGGGGGGCCAGGGGCAGGGCGTGTTTCATGGGTCAGGGGGCGGCGCCGAAGAGCCGTTTGCGCACTTCGGCCAGCTTGGCCGATTCGTCCAGCGCGGGGTCGGCGGCGATGGCGCGCAGCGCGGCCAGGTGTTTGAGGCACGCCTCGGCCGCGTTGAACTCGAATTCCTCACGGGCGCGGCGTTCGGATTCATCGGCGATCTGCGTGCGGGCCACCTGGACCACGCCGCGGCGGTCGCCCTCGAGGGCCGCCTCGGCCAGGCTGAAGGCCAGCACGGCGGCGCGCAGGTCTTCCGGGCTGGTGGCCGGATAGCGGCTTTTGAACCAGTCCTCGAATTGCTCGACGCGCCGGTTGCGTTCCTCGAGCTTGTGCTGGGTCCACCACCAGTCGCGGAAGGTGGTGACCTGGCTGTCGGAGCTGAGGTGGATGCCGTGCTCCTGGGCGAGGCGGGCGCGCCAGTCGCGGGCGCTGAGCTCGTTGGTGAGCTCGAAGAGGCGGGCCAGCACGTCGCGGGGCAGGGCCCGGAGTTGCTGCATCGAGGGCGAGGGGCGCCGGTGCGGGGCGGGCTTGCGCGGGGCGCGCAGCAACTGCGTGCGCGTGTACGCGCGTTTTTTGGGGATGCTCAGGCGCAGTTTCATGGCTCAGGGGGCGGCCAGGTCGGCCAGGGCCGCCGCGCCGGCCGGGGTGAGGGCCCAGCGCACGCGCCCGGTGGGGCCGCGGGCGCCGGCGGTCCAGCGGCGGCGCTCGGCCAGGTCGCGCGCCTGCTCGAACTCGCTGAGCAGGGCCTGGGGCTGGCCGCGATTGGCAAGGCGCAGGTTCATGGCATGGTGCAGCAGGCCTTCGCTCATGGCCGTGGGTTGCGCCGCGGCCAGGCTATCGAGCAGGGCGAGCAGGAGGTGTTCGGCGCGCTCTTCGTGCATGGCTTATCCGGCGTCATCCGAGTAGCCGCCCCGGTGCCGGGCGTCCATCTGGCCCTGCATCCGGCCCAGGGCGCGGATCAGTTGCTGCGTATCCGCCCGCACGCCGGCGATTTCCTGCCGCAGCTCGAGGCGCAGGGCGTCCAGTTTTTGGGGCAGGCCGCTCTCGAGCGCGTCCAGGCGCGCGCGGTGCCGCCCCAGCTCGTCCTGGGCGGTCTGGAGGCGCGTGCCGATTTCCTGCCGCAGGAGGCCGCAGGTTTCGCTCGTCACATAGGTCTCGGCCCGCTGCACTTCCCGTTTCTGCGTGCGGCGCGCGGTCAGCCAGGTGGTCAGCGGCCCGGCGGCCAGACTGACCACGATCACCGCCACGATCCAAGCATTGTGCAGCCAGGTGGGGTCCACCTGGCCGGCCTGGGCAAGGAGGGGTCCGGTCATGGATGCAGGCCGCCCGCGGCGGCTCCGCGCCAGTGTAGCAGACCCAAGAGGGTGAAAGTGCGGCGAGGGGGCGTGGGGGCGTGGGGGCGAGAAGCGTGAAGCGTGAAGCGAGAAGCGTGAATTGAGAATTGAGGGGCGAGGGCGGCCGCAGAGGCGGCGGCTGCGCCTGAAGATGGCCCCGAAAAGGGCGTCGGGCGCACTCAGTGCGATCGAGGCCAAGTCACGCCAGTTCTAGCCAAAATGCACTTTTGCAGCTAGTGGCGTGCCAGAAAAAGGCCGAGAGTCGAGAGGCGAGGGGCGGGGGCGAGAAGCGTGAAGCGTGAATTGAGAATTGAGGGGCGGGGGGCGGCCCTCCCTGCTCAATTCCCGGTGCCCAACTCGGTTCCTGGGGCTCGGACGGTTTTTGGCCGACCCCCTGGGGCAGGCTGGCGGGTGGTATGCGAGCGATGCATTGGCGAGAGCAAATCCGGGCCGAAAAATTTTTTCAATTTTTGTGTTGACTCGGTATCCCCCTGAGTATTACCGTATCCCTCGTGAACCGCGGAATTGTCACCAAGCGTCAGGCCAAAATGATCACCCTATGGGTGCCCATTGACCTGCTGCCTCGGCTGGAACAAGCGGTGCAAATCCAAGACAGCGACCGCTCGAAGTTCATTCGTAATGCCATCCGAAATCAGCTCGCACAGATGGGGCTTGGGGAGCGCCCGCAACTTGGAGGCATCCATGACGACACCAGAAAAACAGATCACGGTTGAATTTCTGAGGTACGGGGCAGCCGATGAGTGGGGGGTGAGGCCGGCGGTGTACCGGGTGACGGCCTCCGACCACACGGAGGCACCCGCGGGGACCGAGGCCGCGCTGGCGGAGCTGGTGCGGCTGGTGAACCCGGATGACCGGCCGGGCCGTCGCCTGCGCCTGAAGATGGCCCCGAAAAGAGGGCCGAGCGCACTGAGTGCGATCGAGGCCAAGTCACGCCAGTTCTAGCTAAAATGCGCTTTGATAGCTAACGCCATGCCAAAAATGAGGGTCGAGGGTCCCGGGACGATGGGCGAGGGTCCAGGGGCGAGGATCGAGGGTCCAGGGGCGAGGGACGAGGGGCGAGCGGTGAGCGGCGAGCGGCGGGTGATCGAGTGTCCCGTGGCCGAGCTGGCGCCGCATCCGTTGAACCGGCTGCCGGGCTGGGCGGAGGAGGACCCGCGCTTTCTGGCCTTGTGCGCCAGCGTGCAAGAGTGCGGGGTGCAGGTGCCGCTGATCTGCGATTCACAGCGGCGCATCCTGGACGGGGTGCACCGCTGGCGGGCGGCGCGCCGGGTGGGCCTCGATGCGGTGCCGGTGGAAATCCGGCCGGAGGAGGAGGCGGCGGAGGTGATCCTGCACACGCTGCTGGCGCGCAAGCATTACAGCCGCGGGCAACTGGCGTATCTGGCCCTGCCGCTCTTGGAGGCCCGCCTGGCCGGGCTGAAGCCCCACGGCAAGAAAGCGGAAATCCTGGCTCATTGGCTGGGCGTCTCGCCGCGGCTCATCGAGCAGGCGCGGGAGTTGCGGAAGATTTTCCAGGACTCGCCCGAGTACAAGGCGATGATGGAGCCGCGGGTGTTGGATGAGCCGGACCGGGCGGTGGGCCTGGGGGCGGCGATAGCCGGGTACGCGGGTTGGAAGGCCACGCGGGGCGTGCCGCGGCCCGCGGCGCGCACGCCGGCGGTGCTGTGGTGGGGCGGGTTCGAGCGCTGGCTGCGGATGACGGGGCGGGTGAGTCTCGAGGAGACGCATCAGTTGATCGAGCAGATGGACCAGGCCATCGAGGCGCTCGAGGACGCCGAGACGCTGGGGCGCCTGGTGCATCTGGGGCGGGAGATGGACCACATCGCGCGCAAGCGGCTCAAGGCCTTGCAGCCGGAGCTCTACGGCCACTGGAAGGAGATTTGAGGGGAGGGGCGCATGGCGAGCACGGCCAGGGACCCAGGGGGCCGGAATCACGCGGAGCGGGCCGATTTCACCGCGCCGGTTGTGCATGATGGGCCCATGCTCGCGCCGGCGTGTCCGCCCGCCACCACCTGGCCCCGCCTTGCCGGGCCGGAAGATTCCCCCGCCGTGCCCGCCACCTCGAGGTCTGACGCCCCCGTGCCCGGACCCGAGCCCGTCCCGCGCGGCGCGCCGGAGCGGGTGCGCGCGCGGGACGCAGCGGAGGTGGCGCGGCGGCGGGCGGTGTGGCGGCAGTACCAGGCGTTGCGGGCGGCGGGGGTGCCGGCGAGCGCGGCGGCGCGGACCGCGGGGGTGAGCGCGGCCACGCTCTCGCGGTGGCGCCGCCGCGTGGCGGCGGCGGGCGAGGCGGGCCTGGCGCCGCGGCCGCGCCCGGGCCGGCCGGTGGCGTACCGGCCCACGGAGGCGGAGGTGGCGGTGGCGCGGGAAATCTACGCGCGGCTGGACGCCGGGGCGTTGGGCGGCCCCAACGGTGGGTCGAGCCGCACCGCGGCCTGGCGGCTGGCGGCGGCGAGTGAGGATCCGCGCGTGAGCGAGGCGCTGCGGCGGTGGGTGGGCGCGCGGCGCTCGCGCCGCCTGCCGGAGAGCTGGCTGCGGCTGCTGGACCAGACGGAGCTGGTGTTGCGCGCGGTGCGGCAGCCGGGGCGGACCCCGGCCCTGGTGACGCCGCGGCGGTTGACGTGGGTGGACGCGGCGGGCCGCGAGCGGGTGCTCGAGGCGGGGGATGTGTTCGAGGCGGATGACGGGACGCTCAACTTCTACTCCTGGGTGCCCTGGCCCTGGGGCGGCGATCCCTGCGCGGATCGTTACGGCGTGCGGCTGGGCCGCTGGCAGTTGCTGCCGGTGGTGGACGTGCGCTCGCGCTGCATCATCGCCTTCCACGTCGTGGCCCGCGGCAAGTCCTCGTACCGGGGCGAAGACGTGCTGGCGCTGCTGGGGGACACGTTCCGGCAGGTGGGGATGCCCCGGGGCGCGCTCCGGCTCGAGCGCGGCTCGTGGGAGAGCCGGATCGTGCGGGACGCCCTCGAGCTGGCGCGCGTGCCGGTGGTCAATGCGTGGTCCGCCCGGCAAAAGGCGGCGGTGGAAAACGCCTTCCACCGGCTCTGGACGCCGCTGTCGCTGGTGACCGGCCACGCGGGGCGCGTGCGGGGCGGGTTCGAGGCGGTCACGGACCTGGCGCTCAAGGCTCAGGCGGGGGCGGTGGACCCGCGGGAGCATTTCGAGAGTCTCGGGTCGGTGATGCCGCGGCTGGTGCAGGCGGTCGAGTTTGCCAACGGGGAGCCGCTCGAGTCGCGGGCCTGGGGGCGGTGGGTGCCCCGGGAGCTGTGGGCCGAGCGGCTGGCGGCGGCGCCGCTCGAGCGGCTGGATGAGGGGTTGAGCCTGTTCTTCGCGCGCGAGCAGCGTCGGTGGACGGTGCGCGGCGGGCTGGTGGGCGGGGTGGTGACCGGGCCGTGGTTGCGCGTGCCGGTGTATTTCCAGCCGCCGGAGCTGGCCGCGTATGAGGGGGTGCGGTTGCGCGTGTACTTCGATCCCTACGCGGAGGACGTGCGGGGGACGCTGGTGCTGGATGAGCCCTGGCGGGACGAGCGCCCGGGTCAGGTGGTGGCGCGGGAGGTGCCCGCGCTCGAGCTGCCGCCGGCGCTGGTGCTGGCGGAGGAGTGGGGCGCGGCCTCGGCCGCGCGCGAGCATTTGGCGGTGCGCCAGGCGATGGCCCGGGCCGTGCGCACGGAAGCCTGGACGTGGCTGGGCCGGCGCACCTCGACCACCGATGACGGGACGGGCCGCCGGGCCCGGGTGGAGGGGGCGCGTGAGCCGGTGCATGGTGGCCGGGGAGAACCCGGTCCGGGGCGGCGCCGCGAGACGTCGCTGTGTGACTTCGCGCCCGGCGAAGGACCTGGTGAAACACACCGGCTCACCCCGCTTCCAGGAGCCCTTTCCCGGCCGACGCCGGGATTCGTGAGCGCGTTCGAGGACGCGCTGCGTTGAAAGACCAACCACAACCCAAACGGGAGCATGGAAGACAAAGAACTACGGGCGCAGGTGCTGGCGGTGGTCCAGCGCGTGCGGGAAATCCAGGACACGCTGCGGTTGTCTGACCGCGAGCTGGTGGCGCGCTACCCCCAGTTGGGCAGCGCCAAGTCGTGGCGCGAGCGGATGCTCACCGGCACGCTCGAGGGCCTCAACCTCCGCCGCCTGGCGGCGCGCTTGGGCGAGCTGGCCCAGGTGCTCGATGGCGGCACGCCGGTGGACCAGTACCTCGAGGATTTGGGCTTCGCCGCCGCCATGAGCCTGAAGCTGGCCCGGCTCGAGGGCCAGCGCACCGACCGGCGCATCCTGGTCTGCCTGGCGCCCACGGGCGTGGGCAAGACGGTCTGGGCGCGCCGGGCGGCCCACGAAAACCGCGCCACCCGGTTGTACGTGCGCGCCAACCCGAGCTGGCGCGAGAACCTGGTGCACATCTGCCACGGCATCCTCGACCGCATGGGCGAGACGCCGGTCAGCGCCGGCAAAAAGGCCGCCCTGGACCATCTCATTGCCAAGCTGCGGGTCGAGCCCAAGACCTTGCTGATTGACGAGGCGCACGAGGGCGGCGTGGCGCTCATGCGCATCCTCAAGGTGCTGGTGGACGAGACCGAATCGCGCGCGGTGTACCTGGCCTACGGCACGGAATTCGACCGCGTGCGCTCGGCCACGGTGGGGGCCTTGATCGAGGCCCAACAGTTCCTGGGGCGCTGCATGAAGCCCGTCTTCGACACCTACGCCTCCGGCACTCGGGAGCCGGACGTAATCACCTATCTGCGCCGGGCCGGCGGGCTGCGGGGCGAGCTGGCCGTAGTCGCCCGCGAGATGCTGCCCCTGCTGCGCAAGAATTACAACCTGCGGCTGCTGGACGACGCCATCGCCGAGGCGCGCCAGCGAGCGGAAACCGCCGAGCAGGACCTGGACGCGGCGGCCGTGCTCGGCGTGGTGCGCGAGATGTGCGGCTGCGCGGTCTAACCCTCCCCACCCCCTGCTGCCATGAATGAATACACCGAAGCCTTCGGCCTCCTGGGCCTGGCCGTGCTGAGCCTGGGCCTGGTCGCCTGGACCCTGGCGCCGTTGTACCGGCCGGACGCCTGGCGTTGCCCGGAATGCGGCCGGGTGCACCGGGCCGACCGGCCGGAAGGGCGGCGCGCCGAGCGCGCCTGGATCGTCGGGGTGCGGCCCTGCCCGCGCTGCCGGGCGGCCGCGCCGCGGACTCTGGAACCTGCCACCCGGGCCTGATATGAACGTCGTCAAACTCGAAATCGGCAATCTGTCCAACGAAGCCGCCTGGGCGTTGAAGCGGCTCGAGGACTTTTTCTGCAACCCGGACAAAGAGCGGCTGCTGCGTCGCTGGCTCGAGGGGCGCGCCGCCCTGGCGTATTGCCCGGACACGGGCCTGTTGAGCTGCCTGCCGCTGGCCTCCGGCGGCCCGCCCGGCCGCAACTGAACCGGCCATGACCTGGATGCTGATCCTGCTTTGGGGTGGCCTGGCGCTGGGCGCCTGGTCCCTCTGCCTCGCCGCGCGCCGGGGCGATCTGCTGGCGCGCGGCCCTGCCCCATCGCCCGGGCTGGAGGGCGAAGACCGCGCGGGCGCGCCACGAGCGGGAGCCCCGCGCCGGTCCTCCAACCCCCCGCTCTGAATGCCATGAACGACACGAAATTGAGAGCATTGATCAGCCGGGCCGTGGCCCTGGACAGGCAGATCGCCGAGTTGCACGACGCCCTGGCGGAAGCCAAGGCGGCCATCCTGGCCGAGGCGCGCTCGCGCGCGGAGGAACACGAGCCCGTGGCCGAGGGCGGCGGCACCAAATGGTGCGCCCAGGGCCTGGACGGCTCGCTCTGCCGGGTGGTCTTTCCAGCGCCCAAGCTGCGGGCGCAGGTGAACCCGGCCACCAGCGCCGGCCAGCGCATCCTGGGGCTGTGCGGCCAGGCCCGCGCCGCTCTCTTCACCACGGATGTGATCTACCGGCCGGTCGAGGACTTCCGGGAGCGCGCCCGGCAATTGCTGGGCCGCGCCGCGGCGCGCTTGATCCGGGCCTGCGAGACCGAGTCCGCGCCGCGCATCGAGTTCGAGACCAAACCCGAGTCATGACCCTGGCCGAATACTACCGGCGCCGGCGCCGCCTGGCCGCGCCCGGCACCAAGGGGCGCGCGGCGCGCGGGCTGGCCTCGCTGGCGGTGCTCAGCCGCCGCCACGTGGCCCTGCTCCTGGGCCTGACGGAGGAGCAGGTGGCCTCGGAGGAGACCCGCGCCCTGGGCCGGCTGCGCCGCGACCTGGAACCGCTATGGCGCCACAACCAGTAAGAGCGCTCTTGCTCGAGCGCGCCCAGAACGACCTGGCCCAGGCCCTGGTGCGCCTGGCCAGGGATTATGACCTGAGTGTGCTCGAGTTGAGCGGCCTGCTCATCCGTGAGCTGGCCGATCTGAACCAGATCGGCCTGGAACAAGAAGCGGAGCTCGAGGCCGAAAGCGCCCCGAAGGAATCCCTGCCATGAAACTCACTCGATCTACCCGATCCCCCATTCGCCCCGCCGCCTGGTGGCGCGTGCCCGTGCCGGCGGGGCAGGTGCCCGGAGATGCCCTGCCCGGGCTGGCCCTGCTGGCGGCGGCCTGGGCCCTGAAGCTGCCCCGGAGCGCCCTGGTCCGGGCCGACCGCTCGGCCCCCATCGCCTGGATGAATATGCTGGCCGACTGGCTCCTGGCCGATGTATGCGCCTGGCCGCACGCCGCGATTGACCGAGCCCGCGGCCGGAGCAAGGGCAGCGCCCGCCACGCCGTGGCGGCCGTCATCGCGCGGCTAGAGACCGAGCCGGCCTTCGTGCCAGTGGCGCTCGAGGCGCGCGGGCTGTTTTTCCACGCCTTGAACCCCCAAGCCCCCCAAGGAGTCCCCGCATGAAAAATCCCGAGGCCTTTGTGCAGGCCGTGGCCGAGAAACTGGGCTTCGATCCACGGCCGGTGGTGCAACGGGCCATCGCCCTGGGCTGGGTGACGCCGCCGCCGCCCTCCCCGATGCGCCTGCCCAGGCCCGAAGCCCTGCCCCCGAATGATGACGCCCTGGTCTATGGCTCCAAGCAGGCGGCGGCCCTGGTGGGCGTGAGCGTGCCGATGCTGCGGGCCATGTTGCCCGGCCAGCGGGTGGGCCGGCAGCTCAAGGCCTGGCGCGCGGGAGATTTGCGGGGCCTGGTGCAGCAGCGGCAAGGGCAACTCCCAGACGATGACGACGCGCTGGTGTTTGGCGCGAAGCGGGCCGCCGCCCTGGTGGGCGTGACGGAGGCCGAATTGCGCGCGGCGGTGCCCTGGCGCCTGATCCCCCGCTACGGCATCGCTTGGAGTGCCGGGGAATTGCGGCGCTTCAAGCAGCAAGTCGAGAGGCGACGGAAGGAAAATGAGCCGAGCGACGAGGGGCCAGAGTCGAGGAAAGAGGCGGCCCTCGAGGCTCAATTCCCGGGGCCCAAGGCTCGCTGCCCCTCCTGACCCTCGACCCTCGACGCTCGACCCTCGACCTCCCCATGAACGCTCACCAAGCCTGGCAACTCTCGCAGATCATCCTCGAGGCGTTGCGCCCGATGTGTGAGCGCATCGAGGTTGCCGGCTCCATTCGCCGGGGCCGCCCGACGGTGGGAGACATTGACCTGGTGCTCTTGCCCAAGCCGGGCGCGCGGGAAGCCATCCGCGCCCGGTGCCTGCAACGCGCGCGGCTGGTAAGCGAAGGCGAGCAGACCCTGGTGTGCGAGATGGTGCTGCCGGCGCGCTGGCAACATCCCGGCGGGGTGCTGCAACTGGACCTGTGGTTCGCCCGGCCGGCCGAGGCGGACCTCCTGGGCGCGCGGCCCGGCAACTGGGGCACGCTGCTGCTGTGCCGCACCGGCTCGAAGGAGCACAACATCCGCCTCGCCCAGCGCGCCGCCACCCGAGGCCTGCATTGGCAGCCGCACCAGGGCCTGTTTCGCGGGCGTGAGCTGGTCGCGGCCGAGACCGAAGAGTCCATTTTCGACGCCCTGGGATTGCAGTGGATTCCGCCGGGGTTCCGGGAAGGCACGCTGGATTGGCGGGATTATGAGCTGGTGGGCGATGGCGGCCTTGGCGGCGTCCGCGCCGCGGCCAGGGACGTCACCCCTCAGCCGCCAGCGCCGGCGGACCCGGAGCGCGCCCGCGCAATTTTCGCCGCCGCGCGCGCGCGCCTCGATTCTCAAGGCTCACGGCTCGCTGCTCCCTCCCAACCCTCGACGCTCGACCCTCGCCCCTCGACCTTCGACCCTCGCCCCTCGACCTTCGACCCTCGACTCTCGAACTCCCCATGAACCCGCTCTCCACGGCCTTCTGGTGCGTCACGCTCTTACTCCTGGCCTGGCTCGCGCATTCGAGCCGCCTGGAAATCGTCATCGTCCACCGGCTCGACCTGGGGTCGCTGGTGCAACGGGTGCCGCCCGAGACGCCCGCCGGGCCACCCGCGGCGACCACCGCGCCGCGGCCGCCGTCAAACCATTCACGCCCATGAATCCGTCCACCGCAACCCGGACCGCAGTTTTGCGTCGGCCCAGCGTGTTCGATCCCCTTGGCCGCGCGGTGTTGTGGGCGCTGCCCCTGGGGCTGCTCTGGCTCTACCTCTCCGTATGAACGCCGTGATCTGTGTGCGACATTACGCCGATACCTGGATTGCCCGGGTCAACGGTTGGCCCGTTCGGCGCGCCCGGGCGACCGGCCCGGAGGACGCCGCGCGCGCCGCGGCGGAGGCCCTGGCCGAGCGCCTGGCGATGCCCAACCAATCCCGGCCGCAGGTTCAGCAAGTGCGGGAAATCGCCCGCTCGCTACACGAGGCCACATACCTGGTGGACCTCGCTCCCGACTCCTGACTCCTGACTCCTGACTCCTGACTCCTGGACTCCTCACTTCCCCATGACCCCTGCCCAACGGCGCATCTACTGGCGGCTCTGGTCCGCCGCCCGGCGGCGCGCTTTCCAACGCACGCCCGGCGGGGCCTGGCGGCGCGTGAGCCCCGATCCCCTGGCCATCGAGGTCGAGCGTTTGGCGCAAGCCCGCGCCGCCGCGGCGGTGCGGGCCGTAAGCGACACGGATTTGCGCCACGCGGCGCATCAACTGGCCCTGGGCCGCGCGGCCAGCAGCCAGGCCCTCTCGAATCGGGACCTGGACCGCGTGTGGGCGTTGTTCCGGCTCCTGGCCGATCCGCTCGATCTGACGGCGCGCCTGGAATGGGAACATCCTGAGCGCGGCGAGCGCCGCCGCCAGTTGCACGTGGCCCGCACGGCGATGCCCGCGCCGTATGCGCGCGAGGTGCTGCGCGACAAATTCGGCCGCTCGCAGCTCGAGGTCCTGCGCGATGACCAGTTGCGCCAGGCGGCGCTCACCCTGCGCTTGCGCCGGCGGCGGCTCGAGGCCGCGCGCCGGGCGGCTGACGCCGCGGCCGCCGCGCCCGCGCCCGCGCCCGAGCCCGCACCCGCCCCCGCTCCGACCCCGTGAAGTTCGTCAGACCCATCCCATTCAAGGAAGCCGTGGCGCGCCTTGGCGAGCGCTCGCCCATCGGCAGCCGGCTGGCCTCGGCGGATTGGGCGCGCGTGCCCCTGGCCTTGCGCGAGCGCGCCTTTTTCAGCGCGCAGATCGAGAACGTGAGATTTCTGCAACGGACCCGGGATTGGCTGCGGGATTTCCTGGAAGGCGCCCGGGAGACCGTGACGCGGCCGGATGGCACGACGGTCAGCGCGCTGGCGGTGGGGGGGCGGGCGCGGTTCATCGAGCAGGCCCGGCGCTTTGCCCTGGCCCAGGGTATGGGGCCGCTGGACCCGAAGGATGCCCGCACGCTCAAGGACATCCGCGCCGAGCGGCGGCTGGCGTTGATCTGGCAGGTGCAAACCACCGCTGCCTATGAATACGGCGGCTGGAAGCAGGGCAATGATCCCGAGGTGCTCGAGGCGTTCCCGGCCCAACGGTTCATCCGGGAGGTGCCGGTGCGCGAGCCGCGCGACCTGCACCGGATGCATGAGGGGGAGGTGCGGTTGAAGAGTGACCTGGGATTCTGGACCGCGTTGAACCGGGATTTCGGCGTGCCGTGGGGACCGTGGGGTTGGGGCTGCGGCCACGGGGTGGAGGATGTGGACCGCGCCGAGGCCGAGCGCCTGGGCTTGCTGCAACCCGGCCAGGCGGTCGAGGCCCCCGAGCTGTCCTTCAACGAGAAGCTGCGCGCCTCGGTGACCGGCCTGGACCCGGATTTGCAGGACTGGCTGCGCGAGCAGTTGGGCGAGAGCCTCGTGATCCGCTATGGCGCGGCCTGGTGGCGCGGCCGCCGCGGCTCGCGCGCCCTGGCGCTGGGGCGCGAGGCCGGGGCCGCGGCGGGCGGGGAGGCGGCGTTTCCGGCGGGGCTCGAGGGGTTGCGCGTGGTGCGGCCGCTGGGCGGCAGCACCGGCGCGGACCTGGTGCGGGACAGCCGCGGCACGCTCTGGGTGCGCAAGCTGGGGGTCTCGCCAGAGCATCTGCGCGAGGAGGCGGCCGCCGAGGCCCTGTATCGCGCGGCCGGCGTGGCCGTGCCGGAGTCGCGCCTGTACGCCGGGCCGCAACCGGTGAAGCTGGCGCGCTTCATCGAGGGCCCGACGCTGGGCGAGTTCCTCGCCACGGCCAGCGCCGAGCAGCAGGCCGCGGTGCTGGCGCGCGTGCGGGCCGGGTTCGCCGTGGACGCGCTGCTGGGCAACCGGGATGTGGCGGGGTTGGCGCTGGACAACCTGGTGGTGGACGCGGCGGGGACGCCCTGGCGCGTGGATGTGGGCGCCAGCCTGCGCTTCCGCGCCCGGGGCGCGCGCAAGGCGCCGGGGGAATTTGGGCCGCGGGTGCTCGAGCTCGAGAGCCTGCGCGAGGCCCGGGTGAACCCCGCGGCGGCCCGGCTCTTCGCCGGCCTGACCCGCGAGGAGCTCGATGCCCAGCGGCAGGCGCTGGAAGCCCGGCGCGAGGCAATCCTGCGCGCTGCGCCGGCCCCGTTGCGCGAGGTGCTGGCGGCGCGGCTCGAGGACCTCCGGCAGCGCCTGGTGCCGCCAGAAGGGCTGGAAGCCCCGGAGTTCCTGCGCCGCCTGGCTGACGCCCGCATCCTGGGCCTGGCGCACCGCGGCGACGCGGACAAGGTCGAGGATTTGCAGGTGCTCTTCTCCCAGGAAACGCGCGGCGAGCGGCGCGGGGTGGTCGCGCGGTGGAAGTTGACCGGCCCCGGCGGTGAGGCGGTGCGCGCGGCCCTGGGCGAGGCCTGGCCGGCGCTCGAGCGCGATGAGTTCTGGCCGAAAATCTTGGCGGCCATCAAGACCGCCAACAAACATGCCGGGGACGGCGCCTACAATGCCGCCACGCTGCGGGAGTTGGCGGCGGTCAAACAGGCCCTGACCACCGCGCCGCCGGCCCGGCGCGCGATGGCCCGCTATTACCTCGAAATCATCGCCGAGATCGAGCAGGCCGTGGCCGCCCGCCGGCCCACCCGCGCCGGCATCAGCCCGTGGGCCCCCCCGCCGGCCCGCGGGAAACCGGGCGCGACCTGGGCGGCGGTGCGGCGGGAGCCGTGGCGTTTTACCCGGGCCGAACGGACGCGCGGTCATGCCCGGCGTCAGGAGGAGGTGATCTTCGAGGTGCCCGAGGCGCTGCGCTTGAGCCATGCCAGCGGGGCCGAGGTGCGCCTGATTCCGAATGAGGGGACGGAGGCGCCGTATGCGCTGCGGGGGTGGGTCGAGGTATGGTTCCCGGGCGAGGGGGCGGCGGCCGTGCGCGCGATTGCCAAGGCGGCTAGCGACCTGGGCGTGCCACTCGAGGAGGCCAGCCCGGCCCGGCGCGAGATCACCTATATCGCGCGCCACCTGTGGCTGCTGCAAAAGCGACTCTCCCCGATGCAGGTGCGAGAGTGGCGGGCGCTCTACGAGGCGGAGTTGCCCGAGGCCGAGAAGGCCGCCAAGTTGCGCGCCTGGGTGCAGCGGCGCCTGGGCGTGGCGGTGGATGACCCGGCGGTGTGGCAGCCGGAGGGGCGGCCCAACAGCTTCGGCTACGGGTTCCTGCGCTGGGACCGGTTTGATCTGCCGCGGGCGACGGTGGAACGGGAGCTGGCGGATTTGACGTTGCATCACCGGGTGGATGAGCGGAAGGCCGGTTTGGCCCAGTTCATCCGCTCGGTGTTGGAGGGTGGGGGACAGGTGACCCCGACCACCGAGCGGTTGCGCCAGGGCATACCCATCACCAGCGGCGAGTTGCCTTTGGAGGACCTGCGCACTGGCGGGGGGTCTTATTTCTTCACCCGCATCATCCCCCAGGCCAAGGCTCGCGGGCGACCCGGGATCACCTTCAAGATCGGCAATTTGGCGCGGCTTGATGCGTACAGTTACCCCGGCGATTATTATGGGGATGTCCGCCCTCCGGGGCTCAACGAGCACGTGCGGGACCCCGGGAAGACGCGCGGAGTGACGCTCGAGGAGTACCGGCAGTTCGCCCAGCGCGAGAGCAACGAAACCTTTTTCAAAAACGGGTTCCATCTGCTCGATGATGTGGAGGCTATCCGCGTGCGTACTGCCGCGGAGCGCGAGGCGGTGCTGGCGGCCTTCCGGGACCACGGGTACACTCGGCTGCCGGATGGCCGCCCCATCGAGCAAGTGGTCCAAATGGTCCGATGAATCCAAAACACGTCCCGCAACTCGAAGCCCTGGTCCGCGCCGGGGCCAAGCTCTGGGCTTTTGGCACGGCTATCCCGGTGGGAGACATCTTGGTGCGCGGGCGGTCCATCGTCTTTGCTGAACAATGGGCGCTGGATCAGCATCATGTCCATCGCGTGGACGATATCACACTCGAGCCGCTCTCCCAGGACGTGATCAACTGGCGCCTCCCGGACGGCTCCCTCTACGGCACCCTCGAGCGCATGGACGCCGAGGAGGCCGCGCAATGCCACTGGGAGGCGTGGCGTCAAGAACTGGACGACCCGCAAATCGGCCGGCGTTGGCGGGGTTTTTTCGAGGAAGAAGCGGCCTGGCTGTTGGGGGAACGGTGAGATGTGGCTTTGCACCCGCCTGGGATTCTTCAGCATCGTCCAAAAACCCCGCGGCACCTGGCAGGTGCGCGCCCGGGCGCGGGCGGACCTCGACCGTCTTTGCCGGTTCATGAGCTGGCCGCCGCGGCGCCTCCTCGAAACCCCGGGCGACTACCGCTGGCGCCTCCTGCTCCGCGCCGAGGAATGGCCGGAGTTGATGCTCGCCCTGGCCCGGACCGTGGACTACCCCAACTTCAAGGCCGCCATCGGCGCCCTCCCCGATCAAGCCCCCAAGCTGCCCGCGTATCATGATTTCTGGGCGGCCCTGGCCCGCCTGCAAGACGCCCCGCCACCCAACGCCAGGTAATTAGCCAGGCTCAATTGAGCCGCCCACGCCGCGGCGCTCGTCAGCCCGAATTTTGGCCTGCTGTCCGCTCTTATTTGTCCCCCCCCGCTGATTACCCTTTTCGTCATGCCCAGGTTTGTCATCCAACCCTTTTCGAGCACCCTTTTTGTCCCGTGCAAAAAATAATGCAAAGTCGGGTCGTTTTTCTGCATATCCACTTCCGCAAAAGCACCTTCTAAAACCGACCCTCAATTTGCACGACTTTCCTGCGTTCTCATTGCTGGAGACCCCATGCCTGAAGAACCCACC